GGAATGGTTTAATCAGCATTACTACGCAGACACTGGACAAGGGGCTTCTGAGATGTGTGACGCGATCCAGTCTGTGATTAACGCTCTATGAGTTTAGCGCAGTTTTTCTTGAATGGTGCGGCGGAAGAGGTGGCTGTTGAAAGCCTTAGTCTCAGCCACACATCTTGGTCAAAAGAATACCATTTAGTCCGAAACATGCCAAGCGGTGGCACTTTGACTCTCGAAGATTCTACGAGCCAGGTTTTTGAGCATTATCCATTTGAGCTAAAAGGCGACCTTGTTACAGGCGAGCTAGACCAACCAATAAAAATATTACTCGGGGATCTTGGCGAGATTATCCCTGTTGAGATTGATGCAATGATTGCGGCAGGGACTACCGACGTTTTGCCCAAAGCGGTTTTAAGGCTGTACTCAAGTGCAAATTTAGCCGCTCCTTTAGAAGTGGTCGTTAGGTATGTAACTGGTGTCTCTCGGAACGCACAAGGTGCAACGCTTGAGGCTAACGCTCCAAGCATGAACAAGAACAGGACAGGCGAGCTTTACACTTTAGACAGGTTTCCGACGCTAAAGGCCTTCATATGAATTGCGATGATTTCTTGGACAAGGCCTACGACCTGGAGAGCTATAATTGCCTCCATTGGGTCAGGGATGTATGGGAATGCCTTACGGGCGAAGACCTAGCGGCCCGCTTAGGTGACTCTTTCGAAACAAGAGGAATTGAAGGAGTATTCCGCTCCAATTGGACCAAGTTAAATGAGCCAAGTGGGGTTTGCTTAGCTGTCTTCAGCCGAACAAGAAAAGACCCCAAGAGGGAGCCATACCAGCCATCACACATAGGCGTTTGGTGCGAAGGGCTTGTTGGCCATTTAAGCGAACCAGGCGCGCGCTGGCAAGAACTAAGCATGGTCAAGCGTGGCTACAACAAAGTGAGTTTCTATCAGTGAAAGAGATTAAGATTTATTCTGACGCTCTTGATAAGGAGCTGTGTGAAAAATTCTTGGTTCCGCATGTTGGCGAATTCTTGCGTAGCCACTTTGTGAAATGGCCGAAAGCGACCAGAATTTACAATGGTGTGGTTTCTCAGGATACAGACGTAACCCCCTTTGACGATTCCTCAGTTCTTGCTTTGGAGAATTACGACAATACAATTATTGTCGTTGCGTACCCACAAAGCGCAGGCGCAATAATCGCGGGTTCGATCATTCTGGCTGTTGCTTCCGTTGCTTTGACGTATGCCTTAACACCGTCTGGTGGTGCAGGCTCCTTAATAGCAAAGGGGAACGAGCAAGCCCCAAGCCCTAACGGACAGCTCGGAAATAGAGAAAACAAGGCTCGGCCTGGCGGTCAAATCCCCTATATCTTAGGCACAGACCTTTCAAAGCCTGACTTGCTTAACTTGCCTTTTGACTTCTTCGAGAACAACCAGCAATTCCAACTAAACTGGCTTGGTGTGGGCGTCGGTGAATTTGATATCAATTCCTCATGGGTAAAAGAAGGCGAAACAAGAGTTTCTGAAATTGAAGGGGCCACAGCTGAATTCTACGGGCCAAACACAAAGCCAGGAGACACGCCACAGTACAGGGTCGGCTCAGCGATAACAGAGACACTAAAGGTCACTGAAAAAGTCAGCGGTGTTAACGGGCAGCTTTTAGAGGCCCCTAATTCACAGTATTACAAAAGCCAAGCAGCAGACTTAACGCCTTCAAGCCCTAATATTCTGACGTTGGGCGCATCAAGCGACGTGTCACTGGATGATGTCTATAAAGTTGGTGACATTGTTCAGTTGACACTTCCAGGCTTCACAGGGAACGTCATTGACGGCTCGCTTGATTACGCCGCTGAGGTTGGCAACATCCACATTGGAACAAGTTTTAGGCAAATAAGGTTCTCATCAGGTTCACTTGCGGCACCTAATTTATGGGTTGGCGCTGAGTTCACGACTACAGGATTCCCAACGACTACAAGCCCAGGCGGGCAGGGGCAGCCTGACATTGTTTATTCGAACGATGGGCTTAAAGTAGTTACGGCGATAACTCTTGACTCAGCGGGCGAGGACATAATCAGCTACGATAACGTAGACCCTCACACGATAAGCGAGACAACTCATTACAACAAAACCATAGCAATAGAGGTAAGCCCAACTAGCACGAGAACTCCCGCTTTCAATGGCACCTACACGGTTGCTACAGTTTCAGACAAGGTTATCACTTTTACTTCACCCGAGTCGGTTCAAGAGGGGTGGTCATGGCTAAGCTACCTAACGGCATCACCTGCGAGGAGTGGCACCCTAGTGGTAAATATTAACAAACCTATTGGCCCATTCTTCTGTGACAACGCATCTATCGAGCAATTTGCGATCAATCTAATTGCCAGAAATGGACTTTACGCGAAATCCAGCTCTACGAGCAGGCAGAAAAAGCGAAGCGTCGCGTTTAATGTAGAATTGACGCCAGTTGATAGCGCTGGAACTTCGACAGGACCAGCCGTTAACACGACCGTGATCTTAGATGGCTCAGCCACGACAACAGGACGGATTGCCGGCACATTAAAAATCACGCCATCAACGGGCGGTTATTACAGCATTAGGGTCTGGAGAACGACGGACAAAGATTATGATTTCTCTGGAACTGTGGTTGAAGATGTTCAGTTGAGAGACATTTATTATTTTTCTCCGCACGGGAAAACTACTTTCGGAAACTTAACTACAGTCTTTCTAAAGACGGCGGCAACAGAAGTCGCGACTTCTCAGCGTGGCTTATTATTCAATTGTGAGGTTAGCCGAAAGATCCCAACTAGGGTCTCAGGCTCAACATTTACAACAGCTAAGTCTGTTACTAGCCAAGTCGACGAGCTAGTTTCTTTCTTGGCGACAGACCCTCACTTTGGGCGAAGAACGATTGAGGAGGTCGACCACGACTCTATCTATGGAGCCGTGGCCCTCGCCCGCGCTGCATTTGGCCACTCTTCAGCTACTGAATTCAACGGGACTTTTAGCAAGTCCAATGTGGTTTTTGCTGATATATTGGCGACAGTGCTTGGTGCCGCTAATTGCCTAGAGTACCGAAGAGGCCACCAGATCAAGGCCATATTCAAGGGCAAGAAAACGCTAAGCTCAATGCTGCTTAACCATAGAAACATTTTGCCAGGTTCCCAAACCATCGACTTTAAGGGCGGGAATAAAAACGGTCATGACGGTGTAGAGTATGTTTACCGCGATGACAAATATCAGCCTGCGACAATATCATTGCCTGCGGGCACTGTCTTAACAAACCCCAAACGAGTTGAAAGCCGTGGCATCGTTGGCAAGTTCCAGGCGCATTTTAACGCTAATAGGGCATGGAATGAAATTAGATTTCAGAACAGCTTTACGAGCTTTACGGCAGTTGAAGAGGCGGGATCTCTTGTCCGAGGGGAAAGAATACAAGTCGCCGATCAAACCAGGCCAGACACTCAAGACGGAGACGTGGAGTCGATTAGCGGGACGACTTTAACCCTCTCACGGTCAGTTTCTTTAGAGAGTGGGGCTAGTTACTCATGTTTCCTTCTTCACCCAGACAAGACCGTTGAAAGTATCGCGGTCACTGGTTCGCCGTCTAACTTCACTTTGACTCTCACAGCAGAGCCAAGCCAGGCTCTTGTTGTTAGCGGCTCAAAGAACACCAAGACGAAATTTAATCTTGTCAAAGACACTAACGCTAATCGCGATCTTTTCACTGTCACGTCAGTAAAGAGAGCGGGGGCAATGACGTACAAAGTCACGGCCTCGAACTACTCAGACGCATTCTTTGCAAACGATAGTGACAAAATAAACGGCGTTATCGGGCTCGACGGAGAGCCTGTCTAAGTAAAACTATAACAAACAGAAACTACAGAGCCCCTTTTCAGGGGGCTTTTCATGAGGTAACTAATGTCAGACCCAGCAACAAGAACTCAAATGGAAACCGCCAGCGACAACGTCGCCTCTATCCATAAATTTGTAAACGATACGGCAACGCAAGCGAATGGCCCGGAGCCCGTGGGGACAGTAACCCTCCCGAACGGAAACGTGATTAAGAACCTATCAAATATTGCGGTGTCCGCAATCGGTCCCGCTGGCCCCGCTGGCCCCACTGGCCCCGCTGGCCCCGCTGGTGCAGATGGTCCAGTCGGGCCACAGGGTCCATCCGGGGGCGCTACTGGCCCCACTGGCCCCACTGGCCCCACTGGCCCCGCTGGCCCCGCTGGTGCAGCTGGTCCAGTCGGGCCACA